GAATGTCCAGCAATAGCTTGAATGTTTATAGGATGATCTACAGCTCCAGCCCAGGTACAGAAACTATGCCTGAATGAGTGCCATACAAAAGATCCATCTAGTCCAAGCTTCTTTCTGCATTTCAAAAATTGTTTATAGAGTTGACCTTTATTTAAAAAATCATCACCAAACATTAATTTTTTATTTTCATTGCATCTTTTTTCAAAGATGAATTTCAACTTAAAAGGTATAGGAACTGGACGGCTTTTCTTACCTTTGGGTTTTGTTTCAGGTCTACCACCTATCCACATAACATTGTTTTCTAAGTCAATGTCAGCAACCCTTAGTTTTAAAAGCTCGCCTTGTCTAATACCTGTATATGCTGAGACATTCATAGCATCAGCTAAAGGTTGATTGCTATATAAATCAACAGCAATAAAGCATAATTGTTTAACTTGTTCTTTAGTAAACCAAGATTGCCTACATTCGTCAGCATCTAGCAATTCAAAATGAGGTCGTTTGTATGAGTGCAAGTCTAGTTTTCGTGTGTATCTCATAGCATGAGAAGCAACTGAAACTATTTTATTGACTCTGCTATTAGATAATTCGTAATCATCTAGCAAGTCATTTTGTAATTCAACCCATACATGCCCCTTGGTTAGCTGGCTTAATGGAAATGAATTGCCCCAAAAAGAAGAGACTTTTTCAATTCTATGCTTGGTATCAACATGAGATGCTTGACGTTTCCAACATTTATCCCAGGTGTACTGGTAAATGTCTCCCCAAGTCTTGAGTTCGGTGGATGAGGTGGTCATAGTTTTTGGTCGAGTACATTTTCAATGAGCTTTACGATTTGCTCACCTTTGCGGCTTAAGAAAATCCTGTAGCGTTTGTGATCTTCAGGATCTCTTTCTCTGTAAATTAATCGTAGTCCTTCTTTACCTAACCTATGTCTTGGTCCAAGCCAAGTAACATTTCTAGATACTGAAGATGTAGTGATAGATGTTTCTATAGCGATGTCTTCTTGTCTGCAGCCGTTGTGACTTGCAATATATAAAAATGTTATTAATAGTTGTGCGGGAAATTCCCGATCCAATGACCGTATAACGTCAAATGCGAGATACATTCGATATAAAGAGTTGTTAGTCTTTTGTTCGATAGCCATTGTTGTAATAAAAGAATAAGACGATACGACTAAATTACGAATTAGTGAAATATTCGATTCCACTACGGCAATTATACCCTAAAAGTATGGTCTGTGAAGCACTAAATTTACAATCTAGTAACCTAGTAAAAGACTGTAACAGACTACACAAAACTAACAGGCTATGACTCGTAATGGGGATTATAAAAGTCAATGTCCCATAAGTAACACTCTTCTAAGAAGTCAGCTACCTGGGCTAAAGCCTTGGCTCGCTTAGGATCATCAGAATTTACATAGTATTGAAGCCTCTCAATAAGAGTGGCATTTTCAGGTAATTTGGGCATATCGGTTGCATTTGTGTTATCAACAAAAAAAATACAAAGCTTCATTAACTTTGTTTATATCAAGAGTGCCTTTGATGAGTGATAAGGGTACGTCTACTCCAACCTGGTTAGCCCAGTCTTCAAGTATTGGTTCTTTATACATCTCAACAAAGTGCATCCTTATATCCTTAGCCATTTGCTCCATGTCACATGATCTACCTAGAACACAATCATGTATAACTGTAAAAGGTTTATCATATTCTGAAAAACAGAAATGTAGCAATGAAGCATCCATAGAATGTGTCACGTTAGGTGCAAGTGCTGATACATGATGTTTGTTATCAGGATCTCCCCAACCATTTCCAATTTTGCAATCAATAACAGCTCCCATTAATCTAGTCTGAACTCGTTTAGAGAGACTCTTCCTTAAGTCTTGTCGAACTACAAACCCAGAGGGTGTAGTCCATTGAATACTGTCTTGAGTTTCCATAATTTCTTTGGCACATTTCTGAAACCATTTCATTACTTCGACAGGACCAGGAAATACTTCGGGAATAGCGTATTCATAGATGGCTTTTGTTATGTCTGTTAATCTTCCAGGAATAGATAAGTCAACTCCTTTTTCCATTAACGATTCTCTTATGTAGGCTCTTGCACTATGAGTAGTGACTCCATAACAAAGAGTCATTGTTGTTCTCTTAGTAACTTTGCGATCAATATATTTAGCAAGGCTTTTATCTTGTAAATATTTAATACTATGCTCGGCTACTGTTCTGTATCCGTCAGCTGGTTTATCAGTTGGTAATACATTAACAAGTTTTGCTGCTGTAGCATCCAAAGTTAAAGCTGATAGATGTTGTATCCCAGATCCGGTTGCATCAATTCCGATGCATAATCCACTTGTTGTTTTAGTTTTAGCTATGCAACATGACCAGTATTCATAGCAGCTACTAAGGAAGCACCAGGGCTCCTCAGTTTCTTCCCATAGAGACATATTACCTATAGGATCAATTGCTACTTGAGTGATAAGTGGGATGTTTTTATGTACCCATTTATGTCTGTCGTTGTAAGTTTCCTTATCTAACCCATAAGTAGTAGCAACTTGGAAAGCCAACCAATATTCATCAATAGGACCTCTTTCATGAAAGTACAAAAGTGCTTTATCAAAGTCAGTACCTTGAGGTGAAAGTGTATCAACTAAAGGGTAAATCCTACCTCTGTATCCAAATGTCCAGGGAACCCAGAATCGTTTCTCATCTTTATACTTATTGGCTACATACATAACCTCAGTAGTTCGATAGTTTTTTTGTTCGATTTGAGCGTTGTAATCCTCGATTATTCTTCTACTTTTTTTATACTCTTTTAGTTGTTCAGGTGTGGTCTCTCCTTCTGGTTTTGCTGGTGGTTGTTTAGCTTCAGCTCGTTTAAATTTTCCAATAGATTTGAAATTATCGAAACAATGCTGGGCTACTTCAAATACAAAGATGTTTATACATAAAGCTTGATCTTGAACATTGTTCAAAAACTTTATGGGTAACTCTCCCTGTTTACCACCCTGTAATGGACCCTTGTATCTAACTAAGGGTGAAATCTTTCTTACTTCTTCTGTTAAATATCCTCCAGGCTCTTCATTACTATGAGGTATTGGTGGACATACCATCGGCCACCTACAGAAAGCTAACTCTTCAGCTTTTCTTATTATTGACCCTTTTAATCCTAAAAATTCCTGACTGTATCTCATTACAGTTCGACTACGTTTTTTGCCAACTGGAATGGTTTCTTTTTTAATCCATCCTGTAGCTCTACAAAGACAATCAAGGGACCAGCTCCCTATCTTATGAGATGTTTCCCTGGACCATGTTGGCCATTGGATGTTTTCTTTATTAAACCTAAGCCTATAGACTGTAGCCTTTTGCCTCGTACCTGTTGATGGGTGGAAACTATGAGTGATACGTTTGTATAAATCTTTATCTTGATCAAAGTAATAGTTCAGTCTCAACTCAGTCTCAACTGCTTTACCAATAGAGATAGTAAGGTCGGCTAATTGTGGCTTTGTATCCTTACCTAATACATCAAGACATACCTTCATCGCAATGACGGTAATAACTTGCATGTCAGCATCTTTTAAATGCTTATATACCGTAGCTGCATCTACAGCTCCTCCTCCTTTTCTAAGGTATTGAAGTCGAGTACTTAGAGTGCTGGATATTTCACCAACATAATGTTTTAGTATTGATTGACCATAAATGGTTGAACTTGCATATGCTTTATTCTCAGCTTTTTTAGTTTTGTTTGTCAGTCTTGTTCTTGCTTCATTACCTTGATGCGTTTCTCTAGCGAGCTGCTTGCTAAAGAGCTCCAGATCTTCTTCCATGAGTGTGTTTGGTTGAGTGGTGATTTATTCATTAAGAATGTTCAGTTATTCCTTTTATTGCATCAGGGTTTTTATAAACGTAAGGTATTAAATCAATAGTGTCTCGTCTTGCTTGCTCTATTGAAAAAGCATATAGTTCTAAATTATGAGTAAGTCCCTTATTATCAATATATTTGACAGTAAATTTCCTACATGTTTTATTTGATAAAGAAATCATTAGTTGCCTTAGTGGGATTAGCATATAACGGATTGTTAATTAAAACAACTTATTAGTGATACTTAACTTGTATTATCTTTACATCTTGTAACATTACTAGATATAGTGCAGTCATGTTCTACTTTTTTTGTATCAATAGGTACATTAAAGCCCCAAGGATAACTAAGCTCTTCAACCGTCTTAGCCTTGTGTTTGTAAGGATCGTATTGCATAAGTGGGATTGATCTTTTGTATTAATATTGCTTATGAGAGTTATAAGTGCAACTGATAATGTGGATACCACCATATTTAGTGTTTGAACTTTAGTTATTTATAAAAGTGGCCGCTTGGAATGATGAGTGATTTGGCTACCCTGGTATATAAATTTGCAAAGAAAAAGCCCGATGTTAATCGGACTTGAGATTATAGAATTTTTTGTATTCTTTATCATAACTTTCTAAGTATTTAGAATAATCTAGATAGTTATAATAAGGGAACCTTTTTCTAAATTGAAAATAGGTTAAAGGCTTATAGGTCATTTAGTTTCCTCAGCTGGGATTACTTCAGGGCCGCATATAAGGTTAGCGGCCTTTGTTGCCTGACTAAAGATCTTGAATAAGACCCCTGGACCCTCTTGTAAGGTCTTTAACCAGCTATCTAAATAACTGGCGTGATTTTGTTTATCTGATGAGATTTGAAGCCTATTGCAAACGAGATAAGCCCCCAATTCTGCACATAACTCTTCTTTTGCTCTTTCCTTAATCGATGAGTGATAAGTGTATAATTCTTTGCGGTTTAATAATTTCTTATGACCTGTAGAGTGTACACATTCATGAGCAAGGGTAGACATAAAACTTTCTTCATCTTTAAAAAATTGAAGCTTAGGTAAAGTAATTGAGTGAGATGACTCAGAATAAAATGCTTTATCACCTTTTAGATGAAGTGGAACATTATCCTTTTTACACCAATTAGAAATTAATACATCCTTAGCATTAGATAAACGCTCACTTAGTTGCTTTTCTTCAGCTCTTGATGCTCTTCTTTCTTTGATGATTAAATCAAATAGTTTTTCTTGATGTTCATCATCTTTACCAACAAAACAAGCAATATTAAAAACGCAGCAAGTTTTATATTTTATGTATTGAATGAAGTTAGGTTTTCCATCCTTATTTAGAATAGCTTTACCCTCTTTATCAAGTTCAGGGTATGAAACTTTTTGCGGTCTTAAAAGATAACAACCTCTTGAACCCTTTTTAATATTGAAGCCTAGTTTTTTGCCCTGGGCTGCGCCTATCCATAAAGGCATAGGATAACTTCTTGAAACTTGATACATCTCAAGAACGAACTGGTTAGCACCTTGATAATGCTTACCTGTTTCGATGTTTCGATGTTGTCCGTTACCACCGTCCCAAGGTTTTGACCAGGGGTTGATGCCTTTAGAAATTAAATCAATAATTTCCTGGACTAATTTCTCTTCACCTGTAGGACCATCATATTTTTTGGCGGTCTTAGGTTTTCTAGTGACTGTTGCGGTCATGATGAGTGATTAATTGGTTGAGTGGAATTGAGATAAGACAACGATTGTTGTTTATCTTGATTTTATTATAGGGGTATCAATCCCATTTATGCAACTGATATATTTACATTCAGTAACAATTAATAGAAGACAATAAAAAACCCCAGCTATAGCCAGGGTTAAAAGGGTAGCCACTCAACCAAAAGTTTTTACACTCTTTTTATTAGATACAAGATTGAGACATGTATCGTAATCACACTATATAAAACTAATTTAATTAAGACAATAGTTTTAATTGCTTAGTTGTTAGTGTAACTGAGTTGGTGAGGTAAGATCTTTTTGATCTATAAAAATAATATCACATCAAGTGGCTTAGTGTGATCAACTATTTAATTAAAGTTAAATGTTTAGTTGTTTGCTTAGTCTTTAAATGATCATCAATAGATAACATGAATTCTAATTGAACTTCAACGCTATCTAATTCACATTCAAGAGCGTTATATTCATTAGATCCTTTTGGATGTAATTTCATTTGCACCTGTAACAGGTCCACATAGGTTTTAATCCTAGTAACTAACAGGTCAATTCTTTTTGTCATTTGGTTGAGTGTAATTGAGTACAATTTAATAATTAACTAATTTATAAAGAATGTCAATATTTATCATTAGGTCTTAGCTGAATTAATGTTATATCTTCCCTTAGATCGGGATCGACTATCCATTCTTCTTCGATGCTCATCACATTTAATATTGTTGTTTGGTGCGGTCCATCTTCACTTAGCTTTATATCTTGATTAGCTGGGATTGTTAATAATAACTTATTCATTCTTTGATAGATCGATTGAACATTGTGAGCCATTATCTTTCTATATATATTCTTCTTGTTTCTATACATAATTAAATTTGCAACAGATGGGACTAGAAATTAAGACCAGGGTTGAAATTTTGCCCTGGAATTTAGCCGTTTTTCGATGGGAACCGCATACAATATGCGGTGCAAACCGTTGGTATGACTAGAAAAAATAGACCCCACCCCCCTTGTTTGGTATTTTGAAGGGGCTATGGGGGGTAGTCCTTCGGACCGCTATTCCGTGTAGGGTTCAGAAATTTATGATAAAAATTTACCGATACCATACCCACTTAATCAAAGACTCTTTATCCTTTTCATAATTAATCTCACCGACTAAACGGTTAACATCTTTGTGATTATGTTGTTGCTCTGCAATAACCAAATCATCATATAGTTGTTTTAATCTTTCTCTCATAACAACATAAATAAGGTTTTATTTTTTATAAGTTCTTTTTAAATAAGCAATAGACCTTTGTTGCTTTAGTTCTTTATCGTCATGAACTACTGGCCATCTTTGAAGCTTCAAGACTTCTTTGATCTTATTGATCTTATTGATCAGTACTATTACGTTTGTAAATTTCATATCTAAAGTATTTTAAGAGGGTATCCTCTTTACTAGGCATTTAGACGTTTAGCGGTAAAAAGACGCTCGCTTCGCTCGCTTACAAACACTAAGGTTTGGAGCTTTACTGAGGCTATTTGAGAGAGGTTTACTTAATTCAGGAAGACGTTAGAAACCTGATTAAGCGGGGGTATATGTAAGTAGATATAGGGGGAGCCCCGAATAATCAAGGGCTCCGTCTCACCGCAATCCACACAGAGGAGCACCACTTCCTCTGTTTACCTCCCTGCAATGACCGCTTAACGTCTCTGAGTCCAGTCATAGACTTTATTGTGGTCTATTTCTATATCTCTAAAGTTTTTCCCTAATACAAGGGCATCTGTAGCCAAGTGAGGATTATTTATAAATGCTTGTTCCATTGCGTTCCATTCTTGTTTTTTACGATTATCTACTGCTTCTTGAGCTGATATAGCTACAGCATCAATAAACCATTTAACACCTTGAGCTAAGGCATCGGCTCTATCGTCATGTCTCACAGCACCTTTTTCTTTACACATCCTGGAGAGTTGATACATAAGCATATACTCTAGTCTTTTTTCAGGAGGTTCATCAGGATTAGATCTGTAGTCAAATTCAAAAACTTTAGGATCAATTATCAACTTATGTTGATTCATTACTGGTTCAAGAGTTTCTATTATTCTTTCTTCTTTTCTAGTAGTAGCTCTAACTTCTTCTATATCAGCCATTAACCCTTCTTGTCTTTGATGACGTTTAAAGAGTTCACAAATCATTCCATCACCGAAGTTAGATTCAATTATTAATTTCGTTGCCTTATATCGTTTACCAAGACGAACAATGTCGATGAGGGTACGATCAGAGTATCCTTCTTTGTAAGCTTTGATGTCCCGGAGGAAAATGTAGCCATTAGCTTGAGAAAGGATAGCGGCCACAGTTTCATCGGAACCTCGCCCTGAAGGGTCAACCGAAACAATCGTCTCAGCGTAAGGAACTGCGGCTTCGTCAATAAAGAGGGGTGCATAGAAGCGGTCCCCAGGTAAGCCGACAGGATTAAGTTCCTTAATGAGGTAGCGAGGATCAGCGGACCAAACATACCTTTGAGCACATTCTTCTCCGAGAGGGGTTACTATAAGATCTCTAAATTTAAGAGGGAACTTTTCTTCATCAGATAGAGAGGTATCTAACATGAACTGCAACATAAAGTTGCTACGTCCCATAGCTGCTTCTCTTTCAATAAGATCTTTATCTGAAAATCTAGTATCTGTTGGAGTCCAGGACTCTATGTTTTTATTAGTAATATCATCTTCTAATTGAGGGGCTAGAAGGCCCTCGTAATTAGATAATGACTTTGGATACCTAGCCGGCCAAACAAAGGGCTTGTAGGCTCTTTCAGCCAGCTTTCTGTAGATTGTAAAGGTTGATTGAGGAGTACCAAGAAATAGTATTCGAGATTCATCAGAGGGAGTCAAAATAGACTCAGCTTCCGTTACTAATTGCAGTAGCTTTTCTCTTTGCATATCAGTAGCACTATTTAAAGGAACTTCTACATCGTCATACAGGAGAAGGTCTGCACGGCTTCCAGTCATTTGTCCTGTGATACCAACCGATTTGACGGAAGGAGCTTGGTGAGGTTTAGCTGGTCCTACATCAAAAGATATACGGCTCCATCTTTGGTCATCATTCTTGGGACCAAGATGTCCAAGCCATTTAATATCTAAGATTAGTTTTTGACAAAATATTGAAAAGTTATCAGCTCTTTCTTTACTAGCTGAGATAACTAATATCTTTTTATTAGGGTCGTTATATAACATCCAAAGAACAAAAGCTGCACTTATCCAACTTTTACCTACTCCTCTAAATGCACTAATCTGTAATCTTTTAGGACCAGTTTGTAAATACTTCGCAATAGATAATTGAGCTCTTGTTGGCTTTGGTAAATCGAGTTCTCTCCAGACCAGAGTTAAGAAGGCACGAAAGTCTTCTTTAATCTTTTTGTCTAAAGTTTCTATATTATTCATCAGGTTTTATTTCAAAATTTGATAAACCTTTTACTTCGGATTTAGTTTCAATAATTTTAACTTCTCTATCTTCTATAAAGTCTGGGCAAAGTTTTTCATAATCTTTAATAGCTTGTTCAACTTCATATTTAGCTTTCCAATCTATATATTTAGTTTCTAAGTCATAGAGCCAGGCTTTAAGAAACCAAGAGATAGGTCCTGGAAAGATTTTACTAATCCAACGACCTATCAACTTAAAGTCATAAATTCTAAAGTGGATCGACTTATGCTTCATTGTTATGAAGAAGCTCCACCGATAGAGTTTGCTGTTGTAGCTCTATCTCTTTCGATTAAAGCATCTAGGATTACTAGAACATCTTTAACTGTGCTTGATGTTGTGATAGCTGCTAGAGCTGAGTCAGCTGTTGAGTCTACGGCAATATGTCCATAGCCATAGCTTTGTATTGTTCCAGCTCTTCTGTTGCTTACAGCTGTAAATGTTTCTGCAGTCATAATAGTTTTAAATTTAAAAATTCATTAATAGAAAGTGACCCTTTAGCTTGATTACAAGCTCTACAGGCAGTGACACAATTAGAGGCATTGGTTTCACCACCTTTTGACCTGGGCCGAATATGGTCAATGGTTAAGTCTTCTGTTGCACCGCAATAGGCACATTTATGGTCATCCCGAATCTTGATAAGATCCCTCCACATTCGTTTAGCATCAGTACTACGGAATGTAAGAAGATCTTGCATGAGGCTTCGGGGAGTTTCCATTGGCTCATTAAATAACTAGGGTTTACTTTTTGTATTTACTTTTACCGTTACGTCCATTACGTCTTCGGTTAGTGCTTGCTTTTTCGAGGACAGTTTTTCCTGATCTTTTATGAGATACATCCATACCATCACCGTTGCCATAAGTTCCTTTTTTTCTATTGGCTTTATTTAAAGCAACTCTCCTTTTTACTTGAGATGGTTTGCGATTATATTTTGCTTGAGCTCTCAGACGAGCCGCACTAGATTTTGCCATTGTTATGTATGTCTGTTGACTTCATCAAAATCAAGTTCAGGAATTAAACCAGCTAGACCAGCTAGAGGTGAATCTGCCATAGCAACACCTGTAATATCGTTAGCTTTTAACCAATCAATAGCAGCTCTTAAATCAGCTGTAGTAGCTTCACCAGTTTTAATTCGATTTATAATTTCATTAGTCAACAAGGTATGAAGTTCTTCAAAAGAATCTTCGCTTGTTCTTTTTTTCATTTATTCAATTCCTAAACCTTTTTTAACTATTGCTAGTGCTTTATCATCTAGTTCGTTATCTGATTGCTCTACTAACTTCTGTAAAAGGTCGATAACAAAAGTTTTAAATTTTGGACTTCTTAAAGCAGATAATACGAATGGTTTTGCTAGTGCTAACATTTTAATTTTGTTGTGTTAATTGGATAGGTACGACATCAGCACATAATTTGGCTGAGTCTGTATTGGGTCGGAAGGTGAAACCTTTCCGTTGTAATTCGGCACATTTCAAAGCACGTACCAATGCTTGATCTAACTTCATCTTTCTTTCATGCAACGCAGCAATGCGTTCACATTGGTCGGTCAGATCTCTATTTAAGGGGACCATAAAATTAATTTGAAATCCCCAGTTTTCGTTTAT